AACCCAAAGGCTTGGAAAAACTGGCTAGAGCAAAATCCGGCATTTAAAACAACAGGTGGTAGGCTGTAATGGCGATTACAACATATTCAGAGCTACAGACAGCTATTGCCAACTTTTTGGCGCGTGGTGATCTAACGGCGCAAATTCCTGACTTCATCACTCTTGCTGAAGCCAGAATGAGCCGCGAGTTAGACACACGTTCACAAGAGCGACGTGCTACGGCTGCAACGGCGGCTGGCGATGAATTTATCAGTTTGCCCACCGACCTACGCAAAATCCGTTTGGTCAATCTAAACACTGATCCAATCGACGTATTAGAGTATGCCGCGCCAGAAAGTTATTACGAAAAGTATCCTAATTCTGGCGGTGGTCGCCCAAAGGTCTATACCGTTGTCGGCACTGAGATTGGCTTACGTCCTATCCCTGATAGCGTTATGACTGTTGAGATCATGTATAGCGAAGATATTTCCTCGCTCTCCGATAGCAACGCAACCAACACAATACTAACCCGTCATCCAGATGCCTACCTCTACGGCTCTCTTAACGCCGCACATATGTATTTAATGGATGAAGCAAGAGCCAACCAGTACGACGCAATATTTACCCGTGCGATGGCAGAAATTACCAAGGACAACGAGAAAGCCTTCTTTGGTGGTCCATTAGCAATGAAATCTGATTACTCAGGAGTATAAACNATGTCAGCAATGTCAGACTATTTAGAAAACAAAATCTTGGATCACACATTAGGTACGTCAGCCTATACACACCCATCACAGACCTATATCGGCCTGTCTACTGGTAGTTTTGCTGATAGTGGCTCCGGCACATCTGAGTTAAGCGGAAGCAACTATTCTCGCGTGGCGATTAACTTTGATGCTGCATCTGGTGGCACAACAGACAACAGCGCAACCGTAGAGTTTGCCGCTGCAACTGGTAGCTGGGGCGCAGTCTCACATTTTGGATTATTCGACGCGGCTTCATCTGGTAATCTGCTAATACACGGTGCTTTCTCCGCTGCTAAAACAATTACAACCGGGGATATACTTCGCGTTGCCGCTGGTGAGCTTGACGTAACCGCCGCTTAATATGGCTGAGATATTAGGGCCAACGCTAGAGCAACTTGACTCATGGGGGTCAATGGATGCGCTGGATGCGTTTGGCACACTAGAGCAACTTGATGACCTAAATCTGTTTGAGGCGGCTTCCGCTGTTTCCATAGCAGCAACGGCGTCTGGTGCTGGTGTACGTCTACAGCAAGCAAGCAGTGCAGTCAGCATTGCGAACACGGCAACGGGTGCTGGAATACTGGTACACGGTATGTCGGCAAGTGTTACTGGCGCTGGCTCAGTTACAGCGTCGGCTCAGTTTACGGTTGCTATGACAGGCAGTGCTTCAGTCGCCATGACGGTTGCTGGCGCTGTGCTACGCATACAATCTGTTAGCGGTTCAGCCGACATTTCGGCAACTGCTACTGGCGAAGTCAAGACTGTCCTGGTTAACTCTGGTGCGGCTGAAATATCAGCAAGTACCGAGGCGTTAGCTCAGTTTACGGTTAACGTAGCGTCAAGCGTTACGGCGTCCTTAGAGACAACTTTGACGGCTGAGAAGCTAGGCGAGGCTTGGACTGACTTTGCCGCTGAAGATGAGAATTGGTCAACTCTGGCCGCAAGTAATACGGCGTTTTCTAATATTTCTGCAAGCGCAGGGGATTGGTTGAATAGATGATACCTTTTGGCGAATGGCTTCCAGATCAAAGCGACTTTCAGAACCCCGGTTCAACCGTTGCTACAAATGTTATACCAGCGGCGCGTGGCTATCGTCCGTTCCAAGGTTTAACTGAGGTTTCGGCGGCGGCAACAGATCGTTTACGCGGTATTTACGCAACGAAGGCAACAGACAGCACTGTAAACATTTTTGCCGGGGATCAGACAAAGCTTTATAAGCTCGATAATTCTGACTTTAGTTTAGATGCAGTAGGCACTGGCTTTACTGTGACAGGCAACATGAACTGGCGTTTTGTTCGGTTTGGCGATGATGTAATTGCCGCTGGCTCTGACGCAGACGTTCTACGCAAGTTTACCGTTGGCACAAGTTCGTCTTTTGCTGCAATAAGTGGAGCGCCAGCCGCCCGTCATTTAGCTGTTGTGCGTGATTTTGTTATGACGGCAAACGTCACATATAGCTCAGCGACACACAGAAGCCGTGTACGTTGGTCACAGATTAACGATGCTGGCACTTGGACATTAGGATCAGGTCAAGCTGACTTCCAAGACATTGCTGACGCCGGACATATCACTGGTTTGGTTGGTGGTGAATTTGGTGTTGTCTTGTTGGAGAATGCGATTGCCAGAGTTCAATACGTTGGTTCTCCGTTAATCTTTACGTTTGAAAAGGTCGAAACTGGACACGGGTGCAACTACCCAAACAGCATTGCAAGCCTTGGCCCAACGCAAATATTCTACCTTGCTGACGATGGTTTCTTTATGTTTGACGGTCAGCGCTCAATTCCGATTGGTGCAGAAAAGGTTGACACGTTTTTCTTTGATGATCTGAAGTTTGGATCGGTAGACAGGATTAGTTGCACGATTGACCCGGAGAACCAGGTTGTGATGTGGAGCTATCCCAACACGCAAAGCTCTGGTGATCCAAACCGTATTCTGGTGTATAATTACAGCGTTCAAAGGTGGTCAATAATTGAACTTGATCACGAATTTATTAGCTCGTCGTTAACGCCAAGCTTTACCGTTGAAAGCCTCGATACACTGAGTAACAACTTGGATGGCCTGACAACCTCGCTAGACAGCCGTTTTTATGCTGGTGGGTTCCTACAGTTATCAGCAAGTAAAGATAAAAAGCTGCACACGATAACTGGCGCACCACTTGATGCTGTTATTGAGACAGCCGAGTTTGAACCAGCGGCCATGAAGAAAAGCCTGATTAGAGGTGTNACNCCATATGTTACATCGAAAAACTCAGNGCCAACTCTGACCGTACAAGTNGGATCACGTTCTAAACAAGTTGATGACGCTACATATAGCGCGGCTGTTTCGCTGAATGATGACAACAACTGTCCAGCGCGAAGTAGTGGNCGCTATCATCGNGTAAGGGTTAACGCTTCTGGNACTTGGCGATACGCATTAGGCGTTGATGTTGANGCTGTTGGCCAAGGCAAGAGATGACAGATTTTAACTACGTCAAGCTTCCGGCGGCTGGGGCTGACCCAAGGCAAACGGCGCAAGCGGTCAATCTGCTTATTGACGGCAAATTTAACAGCACTGGCTCAGTCACATTGGCGGCGAGTGCAGCAACTACAGCGGTAACTGATTATCGCGCAGGGCCAGATAGTGTAATCGTATTTACACCAATGACCGCCAATGGTGCAGCGGCTTACGCGGCTGGCACTATGTTCGTATCTGCAAGAGCAAAGCAGAGTTTTACTATAACTCATGCTAACAACTCCCAGACCGACAGAACCTTCACATACATTGTTATCGGATGAAATTCCAAGTCATACCGCCTTCTCAGTTATCGGTTATGTGGCCACACGTTGCTCCATTGCTGGATAAGGCAGTATCGCTTTCACCGGGTAAGATCGTCTTAAAGGACGTTTTAGATGCAGCCATTGCTGGCGCATATCTTGTTTGGGTAGCGGTAGATGATGACAAGGGTGAATTTGTCGGCGCTGTTACGACACGCATAGTTTATTATCCACAAGGCAACGCTCTGGCGATGGACTTCCTTGGTGGAACCCGAATGAAAGAATGGCTGCATCTGGCACAAGAGGCAGTCGAGGATCACGCAAAACGCAACAACTGTAAATATCTGGAAGCTTATGGGCGACGAGCTTGGCAGCGGTATCTCGAACCGCATGGCTGGGGACAGGCGTACATCACGTTTCAAAAGGAGTTAGAAGATGAGTAAAGGCGGTGGACAGACAGTCACAAACGTTCAGGCATTACCACCTGGCGTTGAAGCAGCGTTAACGCAAGCTTATACGGACTTTAACCCGTTTGATGCTGCGTTTTCTGGCGTTGATGCGTATGACCCACAGGCTTTTGCTGGCAATCGCACGGCTCAGTTAGGCCAAGGCGAGTTAAACGCTATTAACGCGGCTAACTCATCGCTCAATACAACACCGGGTTATCTTAATGATGCACAAAACGCGCTCTCTGGTTTAATCTCTGGTGGCATTGATGCAAGCGCTTTGCAGAACCAATATGACCTTGGCAACCTCACGGCTGGCAATGTAAACACGTTACCGCTTCAGAATATGATGGGTCAACGCGCTGATCTAACAGGATTGCAAAATGCGGCTGGTGCAACAACTGATGCGTCTGGCATACTCAATGCGGCCAATCAAAACATCAGCCCAGAAGCTATATTTAGGGCGGCAAACGCTGGCACTGATATATCGGGCATACTTGCCGCTGGAAATCGTACAGCCGATACATCTGGCGTTACAAATGCGGCGGGACAGCAAAACGCGGCAACAGGCTTGCTTACGGGTATGGCTGGGCAAAGCACTAACCCATTCCTACAAACGCAACTTAATAACGCAATATCAGGCGCGGTAAACAATGCAACCAGCCAGTATGCGCTTGGTGGCAGATTAGGCTCTAATAGCTTTGCTGGCGCATTAGGCTCTGGCATTACAAATGCGGCTGCACCAATCCTATCGCAGAACTTACAAGCAGATCAGGCAAGACAGTTACAAGCCGCGCAAGCACTTGGTTCAGTCTCAGGTCAGGACATTGGCCGTCAGCTAACCGCTGCTGAAGTTGGTGTGAACGCCCAGCAAAATGACATTAACCGTGCATTACAAGCGGCAACAAGTGGCGCTGGTGTACAACAGACTGACCTAGCGAGAGCATTATCCGGCGCTGGCATGGGTACGGATGTGCAGTCACAGAATGTTGCCAGACAGTTACAAGGGGCAACTGGTGCGGCTGACTTGCAGCAATCAGACCTGGCGAGAGCATTGTCAGGCCAAGGCCAACTGGTTGACGCAAATAACACAGGCATAGCGCGTGACACACAGCTTGCTGGATTACTCAGCGGCTTCTCTGAGGGCGATGTTAACCGAGCGCTACAAGCTCAAACTGACAGTCGAAACCTTGACGCAACACTTGCGAACCAGTTGGCNAATGTCAGCCAAGCAACAAACCAAGGCAATCTTTCNGCAATCGGNATGGCTCCCGGCTTACTTGGTGCAGATCAGTCTATCATTAATCAAGCACTACAAGCCAACGCTCTACAGCGTGGTGTTCAACAGGCTGGC